GACAAAAAGACCGGAGAGTACATAAACGAACCGGTAGATACATATAACCATACCATTGATGCCATGAGGTATGGTCTCAACAGATACATTAAGGGTAAGACAGAAAAGGCCAGAGTAAGGGATAAGGCTAAGTATGGCATTTCTTAAAAAGGAGAGTGGAAAGGAAAATGAAATATTTTGACTTCATATATGAAGGTGATTATGACGAAACAGCAATAGATAAAGCAGTGCTGGCAAAGTTAATAACCAAACACAAACAGTATTTACGGCCTGAATTAATCAAATGCCAGGCTTATTACAATGGTGATCAGGAAATCGTCAGAAGAACGAAAAAAGACGATTCTGCGCCAAATAACAAGGTCGTCTGCAATCACGCTCAGGACATCTCAAATACTGCTGTAGGCTACTTCCTTGCTAATGCCATCAACTATTCCACCAAAGAAGAGAATGATGAAGCTCTGGATAAACTGACAGATGCATTTGATGTTGCTGCAACTGATGATGTTGACCATGACAATGGCCTGGACCTATCAATTGGCGGATGTGCATATGAATTTGTATATGCCAAGGAAGACGAAGCAACACCGTTAAGCAAGAATCTATCAAATATCAGCACTTTCATGGTTTATGACGATACCATTGAACAGAACGAACTGTTCGCAGTGTATTACTGGGAATACAAGCCAGTAAATATCGAGGTTATGCGTTATAAGGCGTTTGTCATGACTCAGCACTATATCTATGAGCTGGATCTGGACCATGAGTACAAAGAGAAAACGATAGTTACAGAGGAACCAAGACCGCATAACTTCGGTGAGGTGCCTGTTATCTTCTACAAGAATAACAAATACTGCTTGGGTGATTTTGAACTTCAGATCTCCTTAATTGATGCCTACAACACGTTAATGTCAGACAGACTGAATGATAAGGAACAGTTCCTTGATTCAATCATGGTCCTGTATGGAGCCATTATGGGCGATGACGATGAAGAGACATCCGAAGCCATGAAGACGCTCAAAGAGGAAAGATTGCTTGAATTACCGGAAGGATCCAGGGCTGAATACATCACCAGAACATTTGACGAAAACGGTGTGGAAGTGCTTAGAAAAGCCATTAAGCACGATATCTATACGTTTTCGCATGTCCCGGATCTGTCAGATGAGAACTTTGCTGGCAATACTTCCGGTGTTGCCATGGAATACAAACTGATGGGCCTTGAAATGATTACAAAGACAAAGTCACGTTATTATCAGCAGGGCTTAAAAAAGAGAATCAGATTGTATTGTAACTTTCTGAATCTTAAGAACTATGCTCTGAATCCAACAGCAATTATTGTAACGTTCAAACGTGCTCTGCCTAAGAATATGCTTGAACTGTCCCAAATCGTTGCTAATCTGGACGGTAGAGTGTCACAGAAGACGTTAATCAGCCAGTTGCCGTTTGTCGAGGATCCTGACGGTGAGATTGAAGTTCTAAAACAAGAGAAACAGGAAAACATGGAACGTCAGCAGGAAATGTTTGGAAGGACTGCTAACAACAGATCTGATGAGGATGAAGTAGATGAAGAATCTTACGAAGGAGCAAAGATACTGGCTTAGGCGCAAAGATAACCAGATGTGGGAATTAATGGAAGATGCAGAAGCTGTTGCTCGGCAGATGAGAAAATACTATGCATCTTCCTCAATGTACATCCGGGATAAGATCTCCGGCATTTACAATCGTTTTAAGACAGAACATCATCTCACTGATAAAGAAGCTAAAGCGCTGCTGAATTCCACGAAGAACAAGGATGATATCAATGCTCTGATCAACAAAATCAAGCGGATGCCTAAAAGCGATGAGAAAGACCGGCTTATTGCTGAACTGGAATCACCGGCTTATGCATCAAGAATCAGAAGGCTCCAGGAGGTTCAGGAACTCATTGATGAGAATGCTTCAATGATATATAAACAGGATGTCAGGCAAACTGAAAAACTGCTTAAAAACGTTGCAAATGAGTCATATTACGAAACCATGTATGACATACAGGCACGTACCGGTGCTGCGTTTTCTTTCACTGCGTTGGATCCTAAGAAAGTAGACAAGTTGCTTAAAAGAAAGTGGGAAGGAAGTAGTTTTTCAGATAGAATCTGGAGTAATACTCAACATTTGGCAGAAACGGTAAAAGATGAACTGATGTTGAACTTCCTTACGGGCAGAACGGAAGATGAAGCCAGCAAAGCCATTATGGAACGCTACAGTGTTGGTTATAACCAAGCAAGAAGACTTGTCAGAACTGAATCAGCCTACATTGCAAACGAAATGGATGCAGCTGCTTATGAAGAAGCAGGAATCATGCATTACATGATAGTAGCAACACTTGACTTGAAAACATCTGATATTTGCAGAGAGCTGGATGGTAAGATATTCCTGCTTAAGGACAAACAAGTTGGAGAAAACTATCCTCCTTTCCATCCTTGGTGCAGAACCACAACTGTTGAGTCTGAGAGTCCGGAAGAACTCAAGAGTATGAAACGCAGAGCCAGAGATCCTGAGACCGGCAAAACTTATTTTGTCAAAGCTGGAACTACATATAAAGAATGGTATAATAACCTTGTTGAAGTTCACGGGGAAGAGAAATTAATGCAATTCAAGAAGGATGCCGAAAAGAAAAACTATTCTGTAAAAACCAACTCCTATAAATCTTTCAAGAATTCAATTCATGATAATTGGGCCTCGATTACAGGAATACCCAATGGGTTAACAAAAAAAGAAATAATACCCATGCTTGAAGGAATGGGTTTTAATGGGAATTATAGAATTGCTACAATTCCAAATTCTTTAGGTAAAATAGGTATTAATGGAGAAACAGTTTATTTAAGAACCAGCGATATCGCATACATTCTATCTAGACACAATAATCAAATCCAAGAAGAGCATTTTACAAAAATAGCAGATGTAATTAAAAATTATGATCTTGTTTATAAAGGAAAGGCTACAAGGGGTTCGGATACTTATAAGTTTTATAAATTATATCAAGATAGTGATGGAAGAAAGTATGGTTTGGAAGTAGGTATAAACAGGGTTGATAACACAGAAGAATTTGTTACACATTTTCAGTATATAGGTAGGGACAAAGACAGAGCAGAAAAGTTTTATAATAAAATACTTAATTCAGATGACCTAGTTGACTTTAGGAGAAAATGAGTTAATATAAAGGTGTAAGGAATACTTCGAGGCTGAAATTTTCCCTGGACAGCCGATGTACGGTATGTGGGATGCTGATGAATAATCAGGGGGGGGCCCACGGAAGTATTTCATAGCATTAAAGAGACACTCTTCGGAGTGTTTTCTTTTGGAGGGTATAGGTATGGATGATGATTTTAAAACAGTATACAGAATTCTGAAAATACTAAAAGACAATATGGATAATGAGGATTTTGATACAGATCTTATATCCGCAAAAAGGCTTAAAATCTCCTTGCCAAAATGGTCACGCTTGATAAAAATGATGGCAGATAGTTATTACATTACAGGAGTTACGGTACAGTATATCTCTGGACAATCATATCCAGATATAGAAATGGGATATGTGGAACTGACGCTTATAGGAATGGAGTATCTGTCGGAAAACAGTGTGATGCAAAGAATTGCTAAAACACTAAAAGGTATTAAAGAAAGCGTACCGGGTTTATAGAAAACAACTATTAGTAAAATGACGTCACTATGAATGTGGCGTTTTTTATTGCCTGACTCCTGAGCAATGATCACTGGAGGTTGTCGTACGGACGTTAAATGGAGGTAAAGAAAGAAATGTTAACAAACGAAATGTATGATGCTGCAGGAACAGTTGGAACAGACCCATCAGCTCAAAGTGAGCAGAATGCGTCATCCAAAAGTGAGACGGAAAACAGCCAGGGTACTAAATCCACTGCTACTAAGGCAAGTACGGAGTCTAAAAGGACTTTTACTCAGGAAGAACTGAATGACATTATCGAGGGACGCCTTGCTAAAGCCAAAAAGGCCTGGGATAAAGAACTGGCAGACAAACAATCAGAAGCCGAGAAGTTAGCGAAGATGGATGCTGATCAGAAGAAAACCTATGAGTTTGAAAAGAGGGTCAAAGACCTCGAAAAAAGAGAAGCGGAAATCACCAGAAGAGAATTAAAGAGTCAGGCATTGGAAATGCTTGAACAGAAGAACCTGCCAAAGAGTTTAGTAGATCTTCTGAACCTCACTGATGCTGACTCCTGCAAGGCTTCAATAGATGCTGTAGAGAAGGCTTTTAGCCAGGCTGTACAGGCAGACGTTGATAACAAATTAAAAGGTGACAGACCTATTACAAAGGCTCCTGGCGCAAAGACATACACCAAGGAACAGATCAATAATATGTCTGCTGCTGAAATCAATGCTAATTGGGAAGCCATTCAGGAATCCCTGAAAAAGATTAAGTAGAAAGAGAGAGGAAAAGAAAACTTATGGCATTTACAAATTTTATTGGACATATTCACAATTGGGGGATGAATATTCTTGACGTTTCCGACAATAATAGCGCTGTGGCTTGACGAAACCGTCAAGAATCGGCGCTTTTTTGCTTTATGGATAAAATCCTGTGAACTATTTTTTCGAAAATCACAATGATTTTTTAGGAGACTCCACAATCCGTCACTATAGGGTTATTGGGAGGTGAAAAAAGTGAAGGTATATTATGAGAACCTTATTGCCAGGTTAATGGACACAGGTTTGACCAGAGACTTGGCCATTGAACTACTGAGACTTGCTATGGAAGACCTGATAATCTTCGAAAGCGACGACTTAAATCCAGACGACATACAAGCGTAGCCAAAACAAAAACTCCTTTCACTAAGTGATTGGAGTTTTATTTTATATTCAAATAATTCAAGTACTGGTTGTACTGCTTTATAAGATAGTTCTTTATATATTGTTCCATATATTCAAAATCAGGTTCGCCTTGGTCGTTGGCTGGAAATGTTGCAGCAAGATTATCGGCATCACTTTGTCTAAATTGATATCCGTATGAATATTTTCTCAAAACTGATTTTTGAATACTGGCAGTTATAAACAACTTTATAGTATGAGATAACGAATTGTTTTCAAAAAAGTAAATATTGTCATCGCCCGCACTTTTATAATTGTGATAAAAAGTGTTTCCAAACATATCCACAGAAATACAATCTCGATAGGCAATCCAATCATTTCCAATAAACTCGGCAACCCCTTGATTTGTTTCGCCTGCAGTCAATAAAGGGAGCAAGCCATCGATTCTATTATTTTTCGTAAGACGTTTTCCGTGGTGGTTAATAAATATATCTCTTAATCTAAACTGCTTCCATTCGATTTCATCTACTGGTCGTATGTCTTTTACCGGACCAAGGTTATTTAATTCCTTTCGTATTTTGCCAATTTGTATCTGTCTAAGAGTACTCTCTCTCTCTCTCTTACATAGGCTTCCATAAATTCATAATCCGGACTGCCTTGGTCATTAACAGGAAGCATAATTCTGTCCCTCTTTAATCTGGTATCACTACGTGAATAGCCGTGTGAATACTTAGATTTATTTAAATCGCTACAGCAAGAAATGAAAAGACCAATTTCTCTATTAAGATGCTTGCTGTATCCGCAAATAACTGTACTTGCCACCGCTGAATCTTCAGCTTTATATACCGAATACCCTGCAGAGCCATCACCTTGACCAATAAATGCTATACAATTGCCTTTAGATAATTGCTTGTTAGATACGGCAACAAAGTTTTTAACACCATTATTTCTATTTGTGGCTGCTATATAAGGCACATCTCCTTCATCAAGTATTGATGCATTTTTTATCTTTCCGCTTTCAAAAGTGTCAAACAGTTCCTTAATGGTGAAACTCTTCCACTCTCTATCTTGAAGACTTATCTTTTCTGACATAAAATCACCTCACGGGATTTTACGTAGATAATGGTTTTATTATAATAAAGCAAAAGAAAACCAGGTCATCGCCTGGCTTCTAAGTATTCTAAATATTGTCTATACTGTTTTATCAAAAGATTTTTAACATACTGTTCCATATATTCATAATCTGGATCGCCTCGGTCATTAACAGGAAGCATAATTCTCTTCTTTTTAATGATTTGACTGTTTCCCATTCTACCATAAGAGAAACTACTGCAAGCAACAGAAATCATTTTTGCAATATACTGTCCTCTATATTGGTTTAGATGTTCGTTTTTTAAAATCAATATCGAAGAGCCAGCGCCGCCTCTTCCCAGAAAATGAATAGGTTGATAGAAAGCAGAACCATCTACTGGGCTAACTGTTATTACGTTCCTCTCATCGTAAGATTCATTGCCCATCTTTTGAACGAGTTTCATTACACCATTATTTTCGGCTCCTGAAGCAACAAAAGGTATATTGCCATCTTGGTAGTCGTCCTTATTGCGTGCTTTTGGCCTTGAAATGGTAAATAAGGTACCTATAGAAATTGGACGTTGTTTCTTAGCAGATGGTGATTCTATTTCTTTAGAAGTACCCAGTTCTTTTAATCGTTTCTTTATTTGAATGATTTGTTCTTGTATACGAGTCCTTTCTTTATCTCTCATATAAAGTTCCATAAACTCATAGTCCGGTTGTCCACTCTCGTTAACCGGTAGGAGAACCACTTCTCTCGAAATCCTGGTATCATTTATTTCGCGGTTAAAGTTATACTTTTCACTCAGTCTATTTAAGACCGCAGCAATAAATAAGTACTGATACTTTGTAAGATTATCATTCTTCAAATGCGTAATATGGTCGCTGGCAATAAATGGAAATGGTTCATAGAAACAAGAGCCTACACTTCCGCTATTGGCAAGACTAAGGCAATCACTATACATTCTAACTCCAGTTACATTGCCAATAAATCTATCAACACCATTGTTCATTGCAGTAGAAGAAACGTATGGAATATTACCTTGAACGTGGTCAGCAGTTTTCAGTCTTTTGCCCCTGGAAACTGTTTCAAATATGTCCTTTACTCTAAACGCTTTCCACTCCTTATTCTTCAAACTAATCATTATCATCACTACTTTCAAATAGATATCCTCTGCCGTGAGAAATCATATTAAACTCAAAGGTGAGGTAATCAGCAATGGTCTTCTCAAAGTCTGCATCAGTAGGTATTTCGTCGTTGAAGTAATAGAATGAATGTAGCCACTCATCGCTTGCTTCTACTGTTGACTTAACACAGAACTTGTTTTCTGCTTCTACTTTGTCATTCCATACATCAAGTAAATGTTGTTTCTTATCGATAGCACTATCTGTCTCAACAAGACCGATATGTGGAGCAACCTTAAATCCGTCGTCTTCAAAGTTAATGAACTTACATTCTTTGTCCTTTGGATGAGGTATTCCTGCAGTAAAGACAGCAATACACGGAATTGTTCCTACTCCATAGAATGTATCTTTATTCAGCATAATAGTTCCTTCGAGCGTATGCTTCTTCAGGATGCTTGCCTTGAAGTTATCAATCATTCCAAGTTTCTCTTCAGGGTTTCTGCTATCGCTGGTAAATGTAGACTGTGGAACGATAACAACAGCCTTGCCACCTACTGTTAAGCTATCCAGAAGATGTTCAATGAAACTGATTTCATATAAATCTGGGTTTGCTTTAGACCCTTGAGAATAAGGCGGGTTCATCATACCTACATTACAACCCTTCAATTGTAGCTGGGCTGGGTTTTGAGCAAGGAAATCTTTGCATTCGAGGTTTGACTTACCATCTCCTCTTAAAATCATATTAGTTGTTGCAATAGAAAACATATAAGGCTGTAATTCGATTCCGTGGATCTGTTGCTCTCTGATACGTAAAATATCAGGGTCGCTCTGGATATCGTTAGACTTTAATCCTTTAGCCTTAATTGTCTGTTTGAACATTCTTGTCATAGCAGTGATTAAGAAGCCAGCTGTACCGCAGCACGGGTCAAACACACTGTCGGTAGGTTTCAGGTTTACCAAATCACAGAAGAGTTCTGTTATATGCTTAGGGGTTAAGATAATGCCCAGTGACTGACCATCATTGTCTCCATAACTCATAAACTCTCCGTAGAAGCGTCCTAAGTAATCTTCTGTTGTTTGTAAGTTAGTAATTGGTTTATAAATGTTCTTGTCTAAGAACTCGGCATAGTACTTTAATGGAGTCTTGCCAAGTTTATCGTTATACTCATTTAGTATTTCACTATTCTTAAATATCCTGAACTGGTCTAATATCTTATCCTTCTTTACGTCAGGCGATACTCTTGACCTTGTCAGATTTGAAGAGATAGCGTCAAATATCTTCTGCCCATCTGTCTTAGTTCTGTCGGCTGTTAGTTGGTCAATGCTAAACGCACCATACTTTCTTTCGTTAAGGGCTAACAGAATACCGGAAACAACTATAGGCTTTTCCTTGTTCTGTAAGTTGCCATAGTTCCTTAAGTCTTCGTGTAATGTCTTTGCATATCCTAAGAGTTTTTGTGTCTCAATCTCTTCACTTGTATCATCTTTTAAGACTTCGCGCGTATAATAATCATCAATGTGTTCTTCATTGAAGTTATAGAAGGTGTCTATTTCCTGAAGTTCCTCATAACCCTCTCTGTCATTTACAAATAACGGAGTAATCTTTAAGGTCTTATCAGCACCAGAGCATCCAAAAGCAAAGACTTTCTTGAAGGAAGTGTTTTTTGCTATGTGCTTAGCATACCATAATGCTCCATTAACTGCGTAATCCTGAACTGCCTTTTGTTCCTGAGATATTAAACCATTATCAGTCATCAAAGAGTGATGTGTGTTTTCTGGTTTGTCCTCTCCAACAAGAACAAAGTTTTTTACAACAGCCACAAACTCTGGGAATCCGGCCTTGCCATTCTGTTTCTTAGATGCTGTTGATAAAGCATCGTTTATCTCTTTAATGCTGCTACCTTGGGCATCATATTTAATGCCTGCATCCTCTAATAACTTATAAATCTGTATATCAGTTTTAATTTCTTTTTTTGCCATATTATCCACCTCAACACATTTTACTCCGCTTCTTTAATTATAAAGATTTTTATTCGTAAAAGGAATTATTCTATTGTTAGTTCTTCTTAGGTCTGCCACGCTTTTTCTTAGCCGGCAGAGCATTGATTGCCTTGGTAAACTCATCTATTGAGCCGTACCTATGAAGGTAGACCTCATAGAAGATGATGTCCTGAACATTAGGTAGGTTGCAGAGCAGATCCACTTTTTCCTTCTTGTGCTGCCCCTTACGATATAAGCCATTCTGCTTTATCAGTTCATTAAGACGGATAGCCCCGATCGAGTTGAAGAACTTATACTTGTTGAACATATACTGTGCAGCAGTATCGTCACCCTCATACTCTGATTTATCGTGCTCGTCTTTCTCAATCCTGATTATAGCACGTGCTTCCTTCATCCTACGACGAGCATCCGCCACGACTTTGGCAGTCGGCCTTGGTAAGTTGTCAATGTTCATAGCCAATATCTCTTCTCGTGTAGGGGAGTGTTTTTCCTTTATGGTCTTCTCGCACATCTGCAGCAAGATGTACTCAGCATCCTGCTTCGTGAAGGTCGTCTTGTTCCTGATGTTCCTGTAGTTTTCCAGGTACACGTACGCACCGACATAGTCCGCTACGTAGTTGGTTGCCACGCCGGTCTTGTCTGTAATCAGGTCTTGTTCTAATCTTCCGTGGAAACTGTTCACAGCATTGATGTTCAGGTTGAACTTGTACTTCAGTGTCACGAACTCATCATAAGATAGTTTGCGATCCGTGTTCTCAATGTGAGGATAACGGCCTTCCTTATACATCTGTTCATTGATGGCGCGGTCTTTCTTATAGTCCTCATCAGTTAAGTCACGGTAGATGTTATCCGTGTTGATATATCCTCTGGAACTACGTTCCTTCCTATAGGTTGATGGTTCTACATAGTGTTTCCAGCCCTTGTTAAGTGTCCAGTCCGTGTACACGGCGTAATTGTCTGTGCAGATATAACTCACGTCATCAAGGTAAGGAGTTAACTGCTCGAGTTCTTCCATCCCCATAGGACCAAGGCATACTGGCTTAGCCCATTTGGTTCCACTATCATCTACTGCACATAGCACGTTGATGAACTCCGGCCCGAAGATACCAGCCTCACTACGGTAGTTGTGTCGACGAGGCTTTCTGCTCTTCTTACTGTTCAGGAAGGATACAAGTTCACGAGAACCTTTCTGATTCTCACGAAGGTACTTCTCATCAATCTGTATGTTGCCGTGTAGTTTAGGTAATGGGAACTGAGCCAGCAGATGCAGAATCTTATGCTGTAGTAGCCAGGCGTTCGCTTTCAAGATAGGCGTCTGCTTCACGTTCATCATTATATATTCCACAGATTGTTTAGTAATAACGTAATAGACAGCGTTAACCATTTCATCCCACGAATAATCAGTCCCTTCAAAAATAGTGTTTGTTTCAACAGTATATCCGGTTCCGCAGTCTTTACATTTATACCTTACCAATCCCGAACGATTCTTTCCGTTCTTGACTCTATTAATTGACCCGCAAACAGGGCAGGCAAACTCAATGCCATTCTGCTTGAAGACATTCTCTATATCCGTACCAATGCTCTGTATGGAGACTTTTCGGTCTCGTGTGCGGAGAAAATCAATGATTTCCTGGTTGGTCATTCTTGTTATATCCATCAATCATCCCCCAATATGTCATTTTTGTCATTATCTATATAGCAAAAATAAATTAAATGCAAAATTTCAAAAAATAGTCCTATAAACACCTATATTGTAACATAGAAATTAAAAAAAGCCTTGTAAAATAAGGCTTTTTCATTATCATTCACTTGGCGAATATGTCCATTTTATTCCTAAGGTATGGAGTGCCCGTTTACTGGAACACTTAGATAAGGCTCATGTTTACGGTGCATTAGTTAACCGTGATTATGAAGGCGAAATCAAGCGGTATGGCGACACTGTTCATATCAACCAGATCGGTGCTGTAACCATCAAGAATTACACCAGAAATACTAATATTGATGCTCCAGAAGCATTAAGCAACACTGATCAGACTTTAGTTATCGATCAGGCAAAGTACTTCAATTTCCAGATCGATGATATTGACAAGGCACAGATCAAACCTGAGCTGATGAATGCAGCAACACAGAGAGCAGCTTATGCTCTGGCTGATACTTCAGATCAGTACATTGCCGGTTTAATGGCAGCTGGTGCTCTGGGTACTGTTGGCTCAGATGCTTCACCAATCACTGTTACTGCTCAGAATGCATACGAACAGTTAGTTGCTCTGAAGGTTAAATTGGATGAGCAGAGCGTTCCAACTGCAGGTCGTTGGGTTGTCGTACCAGCATGGTTCCACGGCTTACTGCTGTTAGACAACAGATTCGTAGCAAACGGCACTGACAAGGGTGTTGCAATGTTACAGAATGGTTTAGTAGGCTATGCAGCTGGCTTTGAAATCCACATGTCAAACAATGTTCCGAATACAACTGATACCAAGTACAAGGTTATCGCCGGCACTAACTTTGGTTGCTCATTCGCAGAACAGATCGTTGAATTAAAGGCCTACACTCCAGAACTGAGATTTGCTGATGCATTAAAGGGCTTAAATGTCTATGGTGCAAAGGTTGTCGAAGGCAATGCATTAGCATGCTTAACTGCTAATCATGCCTAATAGGTGCTGAAATGGCATTTATTACAAATACCAAGACAGGTATAACAACTGAGTGTGGCAATAAAGATGTTATTGCTACATTGAAAAAGGATCCTGCTTACATCGTTAAGGAGGGAGTAGACCTTTCAGAGATGAAGCTGGATGAATTGAAGGCAGAGGCTGTTAAAAGAGGTTTAGAAGTACCGAAAAAGGTCACAAAAGCCCAGTTAATAGCTTTACTTTCATAAGAGGAGGACGTATTGATGGAACTGTTAGATAAATTTATGAGATTAAGCGGATGCACTGATGGAGTGCTCGCAAGTGTGCTTCTTGATCAGGCAGAAGATTATATCCTTACCGAAACCAACAGAACAGTTCTACCGTCAAGACTCATTGGAGAGCAGATTAATATTGCTCTTGTATCTTATAACAGGTTAGGAATGGAGGGAGAGGCATCTAGAAGTGAAGGTGGTATATCCATTTCGATCAACGATATTCCGGAACACACAAAGAATGTCATCTCCCTTTACCGATTAGCCAGAGTTGGGGGTAAAGCCCATGAGAAGAGCCAGAATTAAACAATTGAGCGTAGTTTACTTAAGGCCGAGATATACTTCTAAAGATGAAGAAGGTGTTGTAATGGCACACTACGGTGCCCCTCAGGAGTTTAGAACTGACATTGCATCTAATGTTGGCACTGTTCGGGCAATGACTTATGGTGAAAAAGCCCAGTACATGAGGACTTTAACGGTCTGGGAGGACATCCCATTGACTGAAGGCGATGGCATCTGTATTAAGTCAGATCCTGATGAAGATCCGGATTACGTGATAATAGCAATTCACTATTTCACATATTTCAGAACTGTCGATATAGAGAAAAAACTGATTGATCGTGAGTATCAGCCACCTTGGATGCAGAAATAGTATGCCAATAGATGGATTAAACGAGTTATACAAGGCTCTGGATACCATCAGGGAAAACTCTGCTGCAGTAGCAGAGCAAGCTGTATTAGCTGGAGCAGAAAAAATCAGGAAACAGGCGGTTTTACTTGCACCTGTTGCTACCGGGGAATTAAGGCAAAGCATTAAGACAATGACTCGTGTAGAAGGCAAATCAACAGTTAAAGGTATAGTCTATACAAACAAAGCTTATGCCCCATATGTTGAGTTCGGTACAGGCCCTATTGGCGAAGCATCTGATCATTCCGATGTATCACCTAACATTGCAATAACTTACAAGCAGAAAGGATGGTCGTATCAGGATGCAGAAGGAAACTGGCATCATACCAGAGGTCAACCAGCACAACCATACTTGTATCCAGCGGCTCGTGATACTCAGGAAATAGCAGTAAAAGCAGTAGCCAATACATTTGTGAAGGCAATAAAGAAAGGATTTAAGAAATGATTAATATCAAGGACCAGGTTTATGCGTTGATCGAGAATATCACGGATAATGTTACGGACGTGTATCCAAAAAGTGCAGCATCCATGCCAGCCATACAGTATACAGAAGAAGATAACCGTGTATATGAATGGACTGATGAAGGCGAGCAAAGGTCATACGTTCGTTATCGCATTGATATCTGGAATATAGGAAGCACATCAATGCTGGCTGTGGAGATCGACAGAAGACTTTCAGAGTTTGGCCTTCAGAGAATCGGCTGCAGTGACATAGAAGATCCTAATGGATTTAGACATAAAGTTATGAGATATGAAGCAATTATTGATATCGATGGTTTCGGTATATATCATGCAGATTAGAAAGGAATATGAGACATGTTAGCAAATGGTGCAACATTAAAGTTTAAACAGAATGGTGGTAACGGTGCTATGCAGGATCTCCCTGGATTAAAGGAAATCCCTGAAATCGGTATGGATCCTGAAAAAGTAGAAAATACTGTTTTAACTGATACTGTTAAAAAGTATGAAATGGGTATCGGCGATCCAGGTGACATGGTGTATAAGTTCAAATACCAGAACACTGCAGCAACTGATTCCTATCGTCTATTGCGTACAGCTCAGGCGTCAGGTAATCTGTACGACTTTGAGGAAACTGATAAAGATGGTACTAAAATCTCTTTCTCAGCATATCCATCAGTTAAGCGCAGTGGTGGTGGAGTCAATGGAGTTATTGACTTTGATTTAAGTTTAGCGTTGGCAAGCGAAATCACTATCACTGATCCGGAGTAAACAAGGAGAAAAGAAATGCCAAATACGGTTTTAATGGAAGATGATGTTTTAGAAAAAGAGGAACCAGAGGTTGCTGAAAAACCTAAGAAGGTTCCTTTTGCTTATTGGGTTGTTAATGGCAATGAATATAAGCTGAAACTGAAAACAAAGGAGATTACAAAAATTGAACAGAGATTGGGTGGAAATATGCTCAGTGTCCTTAATGCAAAAGACACTATTCCTCCCATAGCTACAATGCTGTACATCACACATGCAGCAATGCAGCCATGGCATCATGGAGTAACGCTTCAGGATGTTTATGATCTGTTCGACAAATATTGTGATGAAGGCGGAAGCCAGTTATCCTTCTTTGCGGGTCCGTTCATGGATATTTACACGGTATCTGGTTTTTTTACAGAGAATCAGAACTCGGAAATGGAACAGAACCTCAAGGAAGCAAAGGCATCATTCTAGAGACCGTAACCGAATACTTGCAGGAGTTATATCCGGTTTTCTTAAGAGCTGGGTATACTCCTGATTTATTCTGGGAACTGTCTTTTGGTGAAGTCGTAGATATGATTGAGGCTCACGAAAACAAAGTGAGACTCGAGTTCAAAAAAGATGCAATTATAGCAACAAATCTTGCCAAAAATATAGGCGAATATATAGCTCTTGCTGTTGGCGGTAAGGATTCCAAGGTGACTATCACGCCTCCTTGGGAACTCTATCCTGGCTTATTCACAGAGGAAAAAGAAGCCTCTGAGCAGATGGTCGAAGAGGCAGCATGGGAGGAATACAAGGCCAAGAGAGCAGGATTTGTGCAAAGATATAACGAATCATTTAGGAAGAAGGAGGTGAAATCGGATGAACAATGCAATGACGGTAGCTGAACTACAGGTTGTTTTAACGGCAAAACTGAATGATTATCAGAAGCAGCTGGATGAAGCTAAAAAGAAAACAACTGATATGGCATCAAAGGTTGAACAGCAGACTAACAGAGTCAAGACAGCCTTTTCCAAGGTCGGGGCAACATTAAAAACCGCACTTTCAGTCGTAGCGATTACTAAGTTCGTTCAGGCAATAAACAACTGGGTCAATAAATCTATGAGTGCTGCAGCTGCATCCGATAGGTTAGCCGTAACAATGCGAAATGCAACCGATGCCAGCGATGGTCAGATCCAGGCTATAAGAGATCTGACTCAGGAATATGAAAAACTTGGTGTTGTCTCTGCAGACGCACAGCAGGCTGGTGCTCAGGAACTGGCAACATATGTAGGTCAGGCCAATTCAGTTAGGAAAATGCTTCCGGTCTTAAATGATATGGTAGCTCAGCAGTATGGTTACAACGCAACCGCTGAAGAGGCTACACAGATAGCAACAATGCTGGGTAAAGTTCTTCAGGGACAGACTGGTGCATTATCAAGATATGGTTATTACTTTGATGAGGCTCAGGAAAAACTACTGAAATACGGTACAGAAGAGCAGAGAGTAGCAACTCTTGCAGAAGTTGTTTCTGATTCCGTAGGTGGAATGAATATGGCATTAGGAGCAACTCCTCAGGGCCGTATAGTCCAGCTAAGAAACAATTTCGCTCAGTTAGGTGAAACTATCGGGTCATTAGTTACAAACCTCCTGCAGCCTATTTTAGGCTATCTGAACCTGATTATTACCAAATTGATACAGATTATCAGCGCAGCAAATGCATTTATACAGACGTTCTTTGGCATATCAAATGCAGTATCGGTAGGTACAGGTGCAATAGTCAGTGGTGCAGATAGTGCTTCAGATGCAGTTGAAGGTATCGGTGACAGCGCTGATGCTGCAAAAAAGAAGCTCGGGCGGTTAGCAGGATTTGATGAATTAAACGTTATTTCATCACCTTCAAGTTCTGGCTCAGGAAGCGGTGCTGCAACAGGTTTAGCCGGTGGCGGTGGTGGACTGGATTTTGGTTCCATGACACCTGACACATCAGGAGTTAGCGAATTTGCAGACAAAGTTAAGGGGATTATAAATGACTTAACATCATGGGTCAGGGACCATATTGCAGTTATTACGGCAACTATAAGCGGAATATTTACAGGATTCCTAGTCTTCACTAAAGTGAACTCCATATTGGAAGGATTCCAAGCAATGCTTGGACTGACAAACGCCAGTGTGATTGCTACATCTTTAATTGTAGCTGCAGTAATAGCAGCGATTGTGGCTGCACTGGTTTATTTATGGCAGACAAATGAGGAGTTTAGGAATGCGGTAATAAACGCTGTTAAAGCTGTTATAGATATTGTACAGAATATATGGAATAACGTACTAAAACCGTTTGCAAACTACCTGTTGGATGTTTTCAATACGATCATCATGCCTATAGCCAAATTCTTGGCATCTGTTGTTGTAGAAGCAATAAGAGCTGTTAGCACTGTCGTCTTAGCAATCTGGACAAATATTTTAGCTCCTTTTGTTAACTTCCTTGTTGATATCTTGGCAATAGCAATCAGTGGTGTAATTGATATATGGAATGCTATAAAACCTGCATTTGAAAAAGTTAGCAGTGTTATTCAGTGGGTATGGAATAATGTTTTGAGGCCTTTATCTAACTTTATTTCATCAACACTAGTTGGAGCAATCCAGGGTTTTGGTTACTCTGCTCAGAATGTGTTCAATGGTTTTAAGAGTATACTAAGTGGAATAGTCGACTTCATCACAGGTGTGTTCTCAGGAAATTGGAAAAAAGCATGGAATGGCGTCACTGAAATATTCAAAGGTATTTTCCAGGCTTTAGGAGGTTATGCTGCATCCGCACTAAATGTGGTAATTGGAATTGTTAACAGTATAATCGATAAAATCAATGGATTTGGTTTTGATGTGCCAAGCTGGGTGCCTATCTTTGGAGGTCAGTCATTTAGAGTTAATGTTCCAAAACTCAATTATCTCGCTGAAGGCGGTATTGTCAGCAAACAGTCACTGAATATGCTCGCTGAAGGAAACAATCCTGAAGCAGTTATCCCTCTAAAGAGAGACCTGTCAGCCATTCAGCAGATTGCGGATCTGATTACAGAGAATATGGGACCTGCTAATAATGGCGGAGTATATGAAATCAACCTTATTCTCGAGGATGGCTCAGTATTAGCCAGAAAGGTCATCAAGGAAATCAAGGATTACAAGAAAGTAACAGGATTTTCGCCGATTTAGAAAGGAGTAGGATATGGATACAAACTATCTGCAGATAACAATTAACAACGTGAATCTTCCTACTCCTTCTGAGTACAATGTTACGATCAGTGATTTGGATGCTGAAGGCCAGAGACCTATTACCACGGGGGTTCTTCATAGGAAAAGAATCAGATCTGGTGTTCTGAAGATTGAATTAACATATCTTCTCAAAGATATGCCGAATATAGCAACTGTTTTGAATATGATTCAACCGGAAACAATTACGGTTGCTCTGTATGATCCGGTAGGTGGCCAGATAGCATCTAAAACCATGTATGCCGGAGATAAGAAGTTTGGCTATAAGAGATTGGCTTCCGGTATAAAGGGTGAAGCGTTCAGTTTCTCTTTGGTGGAGGTATAGTTATGCAGATAATGTGCGGTTCAACAGATCTGACAAACAGACTGCTTTCATACAAGAGAAAGGTTTACTTTCCAGAGCATAAACTCATAGGAAATGCACCGACAGCAAAAGTAGATATAGAGCTGGTTAATGATGATAACGCCATTACTGAAACTTTATTACAGAATACATTTACGATTACAGAGGGCTCCGTTATTACAGGAGTCTTCTCTGTTTTAGAGAAACCTCAAAAGTATACGAAAAAGTTGTCGTTAGAGCTTTATGACAACATGTGTAAAACGGATATACCATACAAATCACAACTGGTATACGATGAAGAACACAACATAACAATTCTTCAACAGTTGACAGAGATGTCTACGTTAGCTGGTGTTGTTATCAATACAGCAGATTTACCTACATCTGTTCTGACAAAAGTTATTGGCTGGATTGATACAACATATTCAATAAGAACGTACATCGCATGGATCGCCGAATTAGCTGGTATGAACGCTATGTGTGACAGTACCGGAGCAATAAGATTCTATGATCTGTCAACAACAGTAGACTATACAACTACAGATCTGTCTGATTATCAAACAGAAGAAATATGGACTCTGGGAAGAGTCAGATTTGATGACGGAATAAACGTATACGAATATCCGGAAGATTATAACAATAACACTCTTTTTATATCAAACAAGAATCTGTATTTTGACTCAACGGATTATGCTGAAGCTATTTATACCAAGTATAACGGGCTGAGCGTAATGATCGCTGATAGTATCCGTATGCCTGGAATTGACAGTCTGAGACTAGGCCAGATAATTAATTATAACAGTCAGTTCAGCTTCTTTGTTTTAGATTTATCTTCGACATTTACTGGAGGTAGTTATTGTGATTATGACATTTCTGGTTCGCTTGAAACAAAGGAGACAGAAGGTACAGTCGTCAAATACGACGATTCTGTCAGAATAAGGAAAATACAGACAATAGTTGATCAGCTCAATGGAGAATTATCAATAATTGCACAGAATGTGGAAGGTAATAATTCATTTATTTCTCAATTCACAGTATCTCCTGAACAGATAACTTCAACTGTTGAAAATGCAGTGGTACAGGAAGATTTATCAATATATACAACTAAAACTGAGTTAAAACAGGAATCTGATAAAATTTCAGGTGAATTAACTCAAACCATTCAAGGCGTAGATGGTAAGGTCGAAACCATTAAAGGCGGTGTAGACGTTACCATGAGCGGAGATCAGACCATAGTAACAATTGGAAACTCCGCCAGCGATGTAAGAGGTCAGTTCACGAATACCGGTGTGAATTTTATTGATAAGACTGATCAGAAACTTGCATGGCTTGATACTGAAGGGTTGGGGTCTAAAGAATTATCTGTAGGCGACGCAACCACAAAAACAAATAGATGGAGGATCTTCACAAGAGAAAACGGATCACATCTGACATTTACAAGGCATAACTAGGAGGTGTTTAAATGGCACAGTACAGTAAACGGACATCAACGGGTAATTATACCATTTATCTCCTGGTTGAAGATGTTGATACTGATATTACGAATAACAGGTCAAAAATACAATACAAGGCATATATTGTCGGTAATTCGGGTACTTCTGCATGGGGCGACGGTACCTGGAGCGCCAATATTGGCGGAACCAGTTTAAGTGGTACACAGACTTATAACTTCAGAAGTACAAAAACATATTATTATGCTGGAAGCAGCAGTTCATATGTTAAAACGGGTTACATAACTCATGACCCAGACGGAACAAAGACCGTTACTGTTAGTTTATCAATCTCAGGACCATCTTTAGTTGGTAGTGCAACAATAAGCACAACATTTACTCTTAATACCATACCGAGAACAAGTAGTCTGATTCTGTCTTCCACATCGTTTAACATCAGTGATGTTACAACAGGTTTGGCATATAGGATTGATAGTGCAGCACGGTTTTATCATAAACTTTCCTGGACTCTTAATGGTACTACAAGAGAGGAACATGATAAGTGGCTAATTAATGGTACAGGAACAACTGACTACATTATTCCAAGGTATATGCTAGCCCGGATGCCGGCAGATCGCCTGAAAACAATGACAGTCACTGCGATAACCTATCAGGATCAAGCCGAAACAATTGAAATTGGTCGTGTATCCAAAGATGTAACAGTTACAATAGATACCGACGAAATAAAACCATCTGGCACAATTAGTGGCATAACTGATTATCAGTCTTCAATTAGTGGATACTTAATTGCTGGGGATTCAAAAGCAAGATTCACATATTCGGAAAACACGACTATTAGTGGCATAAGCACAGGGTCTCCAATTACAAGTCAAACTGTACAGTTGCTGAACAAAGATACTGATTCTGTCATTGAATCAAATACAAGCACGATAGAATATGTTAGCGGTAATGGAACTTTTACTCTTAGTAATGTGCTCCCAGCGAGTTCAACAAATTACAATATAGCTGGTAAACAGACAATTACTGATAAACGTGGTGGCAATGTTCAATATGAAAGTGCCAGCAGTTTGGTTTATGGGTATACAAAGCCAAACGCAGAATTAAATGCATTTAGAACTCTAACTGAAAGTGGAACTGAATCTACGATTGAAGACGGAACAGGAACCTACGTATATATTACATTTTCGGGAAGTGTTTCATCATCCATTAACGATCAGAATACTGTTCAGAGTATAGCTTGTTCTATCAGTATTGATGGTGGAACTGCTCAAACTGTGTCAGAAAGTGGAGCGCATTTTAGTTTACGGGATTCTGAATCAGCCATTATTACTTTAAGAGTTACAGATAAAGTTGATTATACCGAAGTTACAGTAGCTGTACCACCTGCAAAGTATCCTCTTGATTTATATGATAGTGGTGATGGTTCAGTAGGTGCTGGTATTGGCGGCGCAGCGAAAGCAAACAGTTTTCATGTATATCTCGATCAACATGGATATTCTGGTAAGAAAATTGTTTATCATACATCTACTGGTGATTCAATTGAGCACGACCTGGCAGGGTTGTTGTTTGATGAATCTGGTGGAACTGGTGGTGGGGACAGTGGTGGTGGAACCGGCACCAATAACTACAACGAACTAAATAATAAACCAAGCATAAATGGTGCAACACTACAAGGTAACGTCACTCTTGCTACGATTGGCGCTCAGCCAGCAGGAAACTATGCTACAGAGTCATATGTGCAGAATTATCATGATTCCAGTAAACAGAATGTTTTAACGGCGGGGGATAACATTGTTATCAATAATGACACTATTTCTGCAATAGTTGGATCTAATGCCAATGGTATTAACTACTTAACCGGTACTGGAACAGCCGCAAAGACCAGCACACCATACTGTTTTTCCAAATGGGATTTCACAAGTGAAAGCATTACAGATTACTATGACGGTTTGGTTTTGGTTATTAAAGTGCCAATTGCGGGAAATGGAAGCTATGGTACATGTATCCAAATAAACTCTTTAGGTTATCATCCGGTTATACGTGATGTAAATACGATGATAAGTACACGATACGCAGTTAATGCGAATCTGATGGTGGTATATGTGTCAGGTGCTTCTGGTACAGTATACGGTACAACCGAAGGTGAAAGTTCTGCATCATCTTCAACTATTAACGGTGCGTGGGTGGTAATTAATGACCATGATGCTGATACAACGATAGCAAGAGGGTTAACTGATTACTATTTCAGGGCCTACGCAGGACAGGCTATTTACAGATATAAACTGTTATTGCAAGGCGCCGATAACAGAATGTATCCAATTGTAACAACTGATCAGACAAGCGCTACACAAGTAGCCAAAGTGCCTACAACAGTCGGACTAAGGCCTTGGAAGGTGTGGTATTACAGCACTACAACAACTATTAGTGCTGGTGGCGCAATAGGTGCTCAAACAATGCAACCGGCTGGTTATGGGACGACAGCTGTTTATAACTTTAATACGTCCACAGGAACATACATGATGATTTACCTTTGCGGTGATTATAACAAAGATACAGATATGTTTACTCTGTGGAACGATGGCAGTTCACCTTGCACGAGTTATTACAAATTTATCCCAGCAAAAACAGCTAATATCACACTCGGCGATTACTTCACTACGGGTAAGTACTATCTGTTAGTAGGTGGGACATATTCCACAACAAACTACATGACAGTGTTTGATCATAATCCATTTTATTACTTTGATGGGACTAATCTGATACCGGCATCAACTAAGATTGCGATTGATAGCAGTAGCGGTGGTGGCACTGGAAATCTGGTTGATACTACAGCAAACTGGAACCGGGTAGCAAGCACTTATATACCTCCAAATGGGGTATGGGTAATTTATTCAGATTATTCAACAAAAACAGAAAATGGAGTAACTGTAAATGTGGCAGGGGCAAAGATTGGTACAGGAAATGCTTATTTAGCAGACTTGCCGTTTGTTACTGTAACACCACAGGAAAAAGAGTTTTGGAATCAGAAGGTAAGTATCCAGGGATTAGGTGATGGAACCTCTTACGATACTGAAACTCTGATTTTTACAATTAATTAAAAAGGAGATTGAGATATGCCAGAAATAAGTAAAATTGTCTTGCCAGGATCTGCGCAGGCATATGACATCAAAGATGCTACTGCCAGAAGTTTGATTTCCGGTGGTGTATCGTTCATTATTGCATGGAATGGTAGTTCTACGCCTGCAGTTGCTAATATTCCATATGGTGTTCAGGTTGTCTATAACAGCACTACTTACACGGGGACATTAGCTGCATCCTCCAGCACAATGGGCAAATTCTATCTTGTAAAATCATCAACATTGCCATCTGAAGACTCACTTGATATCTATGATGAATATGTAACCATTGAGAATGGTTCAACATACTTTTGGGAAAAGCTTGGCGATACCAAAGCTAATGTAAGTGGCATGATAACAGATGTTACGGTAGCAGGATCATCAGTAAAAAGTGGTAATACTGCAGTAATACCAAAAGCAGACACATCAGTTTGGGGAGCAATTCAGACTGATATGCACCTTGGTGGAGGTGGAGGACGATATATTGGAATAACTGGTAACGATGGTACTGGATATGTTCCAATCTTAACCAATAATGGAGCATCATCATCTACAGGTACGATTGAATCTACATATCTACCAGAAGCCACTACGTCAGTTAAAGGTGCTATGTCTGCTACAGACAAAGCAAAACTTGACAGTGCATTAACGGGAGCAACATTAAATAAAAGTACAGACAGTGTTTTAGGAGCAGATACCACTTTTACACTTACAAGGCCAACCATTTCAGCAGGTGCAACAACGAGGTATTTGAGTGCTTCTGCAAGTGGAACTGCAGTCGGGGCGGATGGCACTGTGAATGCAATTACAGCAATAAGCGGAAGTGTAGCGGTACCGACAAGAACACTTAATTCATCAAAGTTGGTTACTACAAGTGTTCCAAATGTAACTAATGCTGGCAGTGCATCATCATGGTCATTCACTATGGGGAATGGAACAACATATGATACTGAGACATTAGTAATCGCAGGAGGAAATGGTTCAGCACCAACGCTGGGAACTGCAATAACCGCAGCCACAGGCTCTTTAGCAACCAACGGCGGGGGAAGTTCAGTAATAACTGGATATGGGAGTGGAAGTTCAGTAATTGATACAGCCGTTAGTTTAACCCCAACTACAACAAGTGTATTAACAGGGGTTAAAGTTACCTCACAGCCAACAATTACTTTAACTGCAAATACTTCGTCTGCAACCGGAAGAATAACCTACGTTCAGGCCTCATCGCCATCATTGAGCGGTGGTAGCGTAACTGCTGGAACAAATGATCTGGTGACTACTCTTACTAACAGTACAGATATCTCTACAAGCACTTCTTAGGAGGTAGTAAATGAGTGATATTAGTAAAATAGCACTTCCTGACGGAAACATTTATAACATAAAAGATACTGTTAGCGGTTATCAGGCACAGTTAGTCAGTGGGACAAACATTAAGACTATCAACAATCAGTCACTTTTGGGAAGTGGGAACATCTCAATATCTGGTGGTGGCAGTGGTACCGTAACAAACGTAACAGCTGGGGCTGGTTTAAATACAACAAGTAATGATACAGCTACAGACGGTGGTTCAATCACCTCTTCCGGAACACTACATTTAACAAAATCGGGTGTAACAGCTGGCACATATCAAGGTATAACTGTTGATAAATATGGAAGGGTAACAAGCGCTTCAAATCAAGGATACACTTCTAATGCAGGAACAGTAACTAGTGTTAGAGTTCGGGCTTCAAGTCCAATATCATCAAGTACAAACAGTTTGCAAAGAACATCATTAGATACTACTATTTCTCTTGAAAACGCATATGGCGATACAAAAAATCCATATGGAAGTAAAACACGGAATTATGTTTTAGCAGCACCTAATGGTTCTGCGGGGAACCCGAGTTTTAGAGCTTTAGTGGCTGCTGACATCCCTAATTTAGCAGCAAGTAAAATAACATCTGGCACTTTTGATGTCGCCAGAATCCCGTCTTTAAGTTATTTACCATTATCTGGTGGAACACTAATTGGGGCTGTTTCTCGTAGTGGTTATGGTACATATCAACCTAGAGCATGGTGCCAAGGGACGAGTACCAGAAGTACTAATGATACTGTTAACTCAGGGTATTATTTTTATGTACCTATGAACAGTACAATGGCTGAAAACCCTGTTATTTCAGGTAGTACAAAATTATTTGGAAGTGCCAGTGGTGGAATTAAAGTATTTAGAGCAGGAAAATATAGAGTGAGCGGTGCTATTTATATGGGAACGGGTTCTACCAATGGTAGAGCAGGCGCCTATATTTTTGATAGTACGGCAGCTTTTTCAACAGCTGGTGTTGGTGTAACTTCACCGCCGTCTACTAGTACAGAATTAATCGGTAATGCTATGTATGGTGCTGGAACAGATGTTGTGTGCGTTATAACTCCTAAAATATTAACATTAGAAGCAAATCATATAGTTCATCTTGTTGGTAGATGTATGAATGTGGCGGGTAAAATATACTATACAAATAAATCGACATACCTACTTGTTGAGTGGGTTAGTGATTAAGGAGGTAGAACAATGGTAAGAGCAGATGGTCAAGGTGTTGGCAGCTTTTTGAATATGGTTTATCCAGTTGGTGCTATCTACATGAGTACTATATCAACATCACCCGCAACTTTGTTTGGTGGTACTTGGGAGCAGATTCAAAACAGATTCTTACTTTGTGCGGGTAGTACATATTCCGCAGGCTCTACTGGAGGTGCATCGTCAACAACTCTGGAAGCAGCAAATCTACCTGCACAGTCTGGCCAGCTTGAGTTTCACGGTGTGGCGAATGGATCGCCAATTTACAGTGCAACAGGAGTATTCAGTAATAGTGCTACTTTAGATGGCAAGTATAAGGATGGTGGTAATGTTACCAATGGCGCATCAAGTAAAACAGTCATTAGGTATAGTAATGGTGGTAGTGGGACATCATTTACCAATATGCCGCCATACTTAGCAGTGTATGTTTGGAAGCGTACAGCATAGAAAGGAGAACATCATGTCATATTATGGAGATAATGTGGGCTTAGTACCGCTGAAAGAAGCAGCTGGTATAACTAAGCCTTTTAATTGGCCTAGCCATAAAGGGGTTGATTTGGGTTGGAGAACCATCCATAACACCCCGGTACTTGCATGGCAGGATGGAACAGTAGTCGACAAGGGTTATGGCTCAGAAGTTGGCTATTTTATTGTTTTGGAACACACATATAAAACAGGCAAACGTTGGACCGGGTATATTCATTTGGTTGATGTACCAAGCGTTACAATAGGCCAGAGATTTGAACTTGGTCAGCGTATCGGTAATGCCAGGAGAGGTAACTCAGGAATGTCCAATTTTGAGCATCTTCATTTATATTTAACATCGATTGTTTCTCTGGATATGAAATATACCTGGAACAACATGTTAGCTAATAGTATTGATCCCGTGCCGTACTTATATTACAGCAAGCAGTTCAATACAGATTTTATTTCAGTAGATTGGACAAAGGAGTTGAAGCCTATGATTTACCCAGATCCTGTAGAAAGAAACGAATACAAACATCAGTGTGAGATCAAATCTACCACCAGAAGAATGAGAAAAGCCCCGGATGGTGATATCTGGGACGAATTATGCAAACCAGGTATTTACAATGTCAAAGAAGTCATTGCTAAAGGTGCTTATTCCTGGGGATTAATTGATGAAATCAGCGGCAATCAGTTCTGGGTTGCTGTCATGAGTGGCGAAGATCTGCCGGCAAAAGTTCCGGTAATCTATCCTGAACCGGTAGATCGTAATCCTACAGTTGAACAGTGTGACATTAAATCTGATACCAGAAGGTTGAGAAGTTCGCCGAACAGCGCTGATGATAAAAACGTATATGAACAGCTCTGCAAGAGAGGTATTTATAATGTTTTCCAGTACGAAGCAGTTGGAGATCAGGACTGGGCTTTGATCAATACAGATGTTAACGGTCATGAATTCTGGGTGGCAGTTATGGCTGGTGAGGATCTTCCAATCACTGATTACAAAGAAATGTATGAGAAGGAAGCAGAACTCAGAGTAGAGTTGGCTGCCAGGATCAAGGCTATCGAAGATGAAAAAGCCAAACTGGAAACTGGTCTCATGAAGCTTGAAGATGAATATGATGCTATTGCTAAGCAGTTAGTTACCGCACAGTCAAAGCTCCAGAGCATTAAAAACGTATTGGAGGGATAGTTATGGTAAGAGGGACAACACCTACATTCAGACTTTACCTGAATGATGAATATGTTGACTTAACTCAAGCCGTGAACGTATATGTCAGTTTTAAGCAGAAAGACACTCTTATCACAAAAACCGGTGAAGATCTCGATATAACTGAAAACGAAGTTGATGTTTATCTCAGCCAGGCAGAAACCCTGAAATTCATCAAAGGGGATGTGGAGATCCAGCTGAACTGGACTTATCTGGATGGCAGAAGAGCATGTTCAAACATCATCATAATTGAAGTTGATAAAAACCTGATTGGGGATGTTCTCGCATGATTGAATTACCAATTTATGTTGAGATCTCACTTGATAAGAGTAAAACAGAGTTCTTCTTTGATATTGAACAGGACGTTCACGAGATAGGGCTTCATTGCGACACGGTAATTGAAGCAAGTTCAAGACACATACCGAAATATGAAGGGGAATATGAAGTCACACCGGGGGATGATGAAGTTATTCTGGAAACAAAGGATCTAATGATGCTGGAAAATGTGACAATAAATCCTATTCCTTCTAATTATGGAAAGATAGGTTGGAATGGAGCGTATTTGACTGTAACATGAGCAAGAATGTAAGAATAGCAAATACAACGTATAATAACGTTCCATCAGTAGAATTGCCACTGGCAACGGGAAGTGGTAATGCAGTGTTTGTTGATAGTTCTGATGCTACAGCAGCCGCTGGGGATATCGCCACAACCAAAACCGCTTACGTGAACGGTACAAAGGTTACAGGAAGTCTTTCTTTCATCACTTACTACACCGGCACAACAGATCCGAGTTCGTCATTAGGTTCTGATGGTGATATTTATCTAAAGGTGGCTAGCTAAATGGCAACGATGCGATTAGTGCCGAGTACATATTATTTAAGTAACAGTTCATATTTGGCTGTTTCCAACGTAAATAATATGTATGCAAATACGGATAGCACTACATATGGTACTGTTACCCACAATAGAGCTAGTACAAACAACACTTACTACATCTATCTCCGTGGCTTCAACTTCGGCGATATTCCATCGAACGCTGAAGTGTCAGGGTGGACGGTGAAAATCAAGGCAAGCGCCACCGGTCATACTACAAGTACTTCGACATCGTATTATATGTCTCTATATAATGGCACAGCAGCCATAGGAAGTACGTATGCCTCAGCCAGATTGAACACATCAGTGCAGACAATTTCTTTCTCAGAAGGTTCCTTAACGTGGGATACAATTAAAAGCTACGGATCCAACTTTGGTATTAGAATACCGTTAAGAAGAGCGTCAAGTAATACTGCTGATATTGTATCCATATACGGTGCTGAGATAGAAGTAACTTATATAGTTCCTAATCCTAGAACCGTTACGACAACGCTAGTAGGAACTGGAACTATTGATCCGTCAGGTACAGAAACATACTATGATGGAGATGAGTACACTATGACAGTTGTGCCTGCGAATTCTGGTGCTACAGTAACAGCAACCCGAAATGGTACAACAATTACCTTGGAACATCATCGGGCAGGAACCAACACTATTTCATCAGTTCCTACTGAAGATTTCACAACAGGTTTTTCTGACAGTGGTGCTGATTTCTATCAATCATCTTCTGTCACTGGGACCTCTTGGTTAGAATATGCAATAGGGCATAGTGCTGAAAGCCCTTATTCAACTTCCAACACGAACAATACATATGTAAAACCATCAGGGGACACCGGTTGGATAAATTACCATTTCAATTTCGATGATATTCCGGTAAACGCTACAATTAACTCAGTATCCGTTAAGGTGTACGGGGCAAGAGAAAATTCGAGTATCGATACTACTCACGTTGCTCGTTTCCAGTGTTACTCGGGCAATACGGCAAAAGGATCTATCCAAAACTTTACTTCCACGTCCAATAGTTTAGTAACAGTTACCGATGTTGGTACGTGGACTGCTGAGGAATTACACGATGCACAGTTAAGATTCGAAGTTGGATATTATGGTGGTCGTATGTTAGGTATTACTTGGGAAGTCAGCTATACCTCTCAGGAATACTATTCATATGAAACGATCATCAACGGAGATATGGCCATTGTTGTGACTATTGACGGATCTCCAGCAGTAAGTGTTTTGTCAGTCAAAATGAATAATGCCTGGAAACAGGTAATAACAGGATACAAAAAAATAAATGGTGCATGGGTCGCACAGAGTGACCTGACATCATTATTCAATTCAACAGATAATTTCAAGAAGGGGGACTAATAAAAAATGAGCAAAAGTGTAATTATCAATGGTGTAACTTATAATGATGTTCCACAGGTCAAAATTCCAATTTCTGGCGGTGGAAATGCAACATTTTATGAGACATCAGACGCAACTGCAGCAGCAGGGGATATTCTTACAGGTAAAACGGCCTATGGATCTGGAGGCGCTGTCAATGGCTCAATGGCCAACAACGGATCTACCAGCGGAACCATCTCAACTAAGACTGGAACAGTTACAGTTCCTGCTGGTTATACTTCTGGAGGTACCGTGCAGATTTCAAGTACTGAGCAGGCTAAGATTATTGCCGGTAATATCAAAAGCGGCGCAACTATACTCGGAGTAAGTGGTTCAAGTATGGTGCTTGATACTACAATTTCAAGCAGTGCAGCAGCAGCTTCTAATATCCTGAGTGGTTACAAAGCCTATGTTAATGGTGCCTTGGTTACTGGATCAGCAACAGTACCAACAGTAGCCCAGGACTCAAGCACACACGTTCTGACGATTAGTTAAGGAGGGCAATATGGAAGAAAAGAAATCTTTGTTTTTATGGAGCGATAAGACCTATGATACGGTCAAATATATCGCTATCAACATCATTCCGGCACTTGAATTCTTATGGTGTCTACTGGCAACAACCTGGAAAATTCCATATGGGTTGGAAGTAGGGACATCGATAGGCGGAATCGGTATGTTCCTGGCATTGTGTATTGGCATGAGCAAGAGGGAATACGAAAAGGCCAAATCAGAACACATGGACACCACAGAGGGTTAAGACTATGACGTTATCACCAGAATTCAGTAGTTTGGTATCTATCTGTGCTGGCATTGTAACGATATATGGATTAGTCAAAATTGCAAAGACACCTTTTGACAAAGTTACAGCTAACGCAAAAGATATCGAAGAATTAAAAAAGAAGTCAACAAAGCAAGCAGAGATAGATAAAGCAATTCTGAACGGCTTACAGGCTATAACAAATCACATGATTGACGGTAACGGCATAGATAGATTAAGAGCCAGCCGTGATGAATTACAGCACGCTATATCAGATATAGCAACAAAATGATTGCATGGAGCAGATTTCTCCTTTCGGCCGGTGAAACTCCGGCCTTTTTTATTTGAAAGAAAGCCAGGGGAATTAACTCTCCTGGCTTATGGGTTTAGTATTTTGTGTTTGATCCACCTGGCTTCATCTTTCGTTATAAGAAGAATATCAATTGGACCACCACACGTTGGAATTCCGGTTGAGAATCTCTGAGTTTTGCATGTAACATCAACTAAGAATTGAGCGAATTCAATACCGTCTTTCAAATACATGTTTTTAAGGTCAAGGTTTAAAGGAATAGGGCCAGAAATCAAGTTGTTCAGAACGGCTGTTTCTCCATCCCGGCTCATGTTATATTCATCGTTAACCTTAGTAACATCATCACCTTGCACACGATATACCAGTTGTTTTCCGTTATCATAACCACAAACATGATAAATAATATTAGTTTTATTTCCTTTTAGTCTGGTATAAGCAGCAAGATTTTTAGCGCAGTCCTCAATGGTGATATCTTCTTTGCAGAATTCAATCTCATAATTTCTCATAAACTCTGTTATTGTAACTCCACCAATCCGCATATCTCCGCAACAGGATATTCCTATTCTTTTGGAAATGTTGAAAATCTTTTGACCATTGTCACTAATTGTATGCCTATCGACTTGTTTTCCATTTTCACTTTCACAAGTTGTTATACCTGTTATTCGACTATCAGCAGCCATAATAATGCCTTCTGGAATAGAAACTGTTGCAATAATACTCATAGTTTATCCCTCCGAATTTTCTCCCTAATCAGTTCTTTGACTGCGCCTTGCTTGTTTTCCTGTTGGCTTAACCATTCTAGAATATCAGCATCATATTTAGTGTTAAGTTTCATCATGAAGCTCTTGGTGTTTTCCTTATCGTACTTAGCCTGGGCTTTCATAGCTGCCTTTGTTACTGCCATTTGACAACACAACTCCTTTCTTCTAAAATGTAGTTAGGGAGAGCAACTGTGGTTAGTGGTTCTCTTTTATTATTCGAATGAGCCTAATAATCGAGTTGACTGTAAGCCTTAGCTGTCTCAAGAACTCTATCATGGGATTACCTCATAAGATTTTCTAGTAGCGATTCCTTTTGCCCGGATTTCTTATGTGCTCTCCCTAACTACAAGTATAGTATACACCTATATTATATATATGTCAATACCTATATATCAAAAAGATACGATTTTCCTCAGTTTTTTAGGCGAACTTTAGGGGGACTTTTTCAAAAAAGTCACAAAAATTGACGTTAATATTGGCTTTTAAAACACACGCTATATTATTATATTTAAATATATATTATTATTGTTATTACAAAATCATGCCCATCCAGTGCACCATTATGAAAGAAAAGCCCGATTGAAGTGGTATAAAAAAAGTAGACAGGTGTAAAAAAGCACCCATCTACTTTTTTTTGTACAATGAAGAAGGAAAGGA